TTCGTTCTCTGTCAGAGCCTTGTAGGACATATCCTGCGCCACCTCTTCTAACAATTCCAAACCAACCCCATGATAATCCTCCGAACTGGTAAGACACTACATTGTTAACACGTCTTATTTTGACAAATGAAGCTCCTAATTTAGACACAGTTGGAAGTACTTTCCAACCAGTATCACCAATCAACACTTCCCAACCTGTGTTACCTGTTCCAGATTTCTTTATCCATTTCAAAGCTCCATTTGTTACTGCTTCATCTACATAAGTTGTTCCAACAGGGGCTGTTACTGTTCCGTTTGGCATCCCTCGACCGTGAATTTCCCACTGTTTCGCTTCTAATACTTTCAATCGGTTATCTAGTTCAGTTGTGTTACCTGTGTTACCAGAATTTGTTGGTATATAATTATGTATATTTTGTGTTGTTATGAATTTAAGGTTATCTCCTTCTGAAAATTCAAAGTCAGGTGTATAACCATCTGGAAGCGAAGTAGCTAATGTGTACATAGCTGTATCTAAGTTTGTATATTTTTTACTACCACTAATGATTATTCTTTCGTTATTGTTACTGTAAATTCTTCCATAGTAATTTTGCATATTTCCTGTGTGTGTATCTAGAAAATATTGAAAAGGTTCTTTAAACTCGGTGTTTGTGAATATACCACCTTCTCCATTTACCTTCCTATTTAACTTTAATTCAAGTGATGTTAAATCACCTCTTACCACTAAATTACTAGTATCAATGTTTCCTGCAGGTCTATTCTCTAACGTTGTTAACCTGCTTTTAATATCAGTGTCATTGTATGGTTGCGGTAGTTCAGTTTTTTTAGCATACTCTTCTAAAGATTGATGTTGTGTTAAATAACCTTTGCTTGCTAACTCATCTTTTGTTACAAGATTTGAAGTGTCAACTGTAACTTGACGGTTGCTAACTTCTTGTAATTCTTGTTTAGTTGCAAGATTGCTAATATCTTGATGTTGTGTTAAATAATTCTTGCTATTTAATTCATCTTTAGTAACTAAATTGCTAGTGTCAACTATTTGTTGACTACCACTAATTGCCTGTAATTCTTGCTTGGTTGCAAAGTTGCTAGTGTCTATTGTTAGCTGTGTTTTAAGTTCTTCTAGTTTAGCGTTTGATACATAGTCAATAGGTAACTCTGACTTTTTCGCATAGTCAACTAAACTCTGATGTGTCGTTATGAATCCTTTGCTGTCAATCGTGCTGTTAACTATCTCTACTACATTTGGCATCTCGCTTTTTAATTGATATTCATTAAGCGTTGCTGTTCTCACAACGTCTGAAATATCGCTAGTTCTTACAAACTCTGATAAGTCTGTTTTAAGTGCATATGTGCCTTTTGCCTTTTCTAGCTCCTCTGCTAATACTTCTTTTGTTAGAACATCTAATTTGTCAACAACTACACCGTTAGCAAAGTATCGCTCTTTAACAGGTAGATTATCTTTCAAATCATATTCAGACATTTTGACGTCAAAGCTAAATGAGTAAACATCACTCTCTTTAGTTTCATTTTTCAGAATGATGTAACAGTTTACTCTTTCATTGTCAGTAATTAAGCTAGTGTCAAACTTAAATTTAATCTTGTTATCTTCAATAGTTCCTTGAGTTTCCCAATATTTAATTGACTTTACAAACTTGAATAATATTATTACATCTTCGTTAGTTAAAGTGTGATTACCTATTGTTAGTTCAAACTCATTATTGTTCTTGTCGTGAGAGTAAAGCTCGCAGTTAGTGCGAACTTTAACTCTTTTGTTTACTGTATTGTTAAATGTTAGTTGTATTTTTTTATCTATCATAAAAATCTGTCACTCCGTTCTTGATAGGTAAATTCTTAATCATAGAATAAATTTCAGATACAGTACTATTTCCTCCTAGTTCTCTATAGGAATGATATAGAATAGTTATCTCTTCTAATTCCTTAGTACTGATATATCCACGATTTATAATTCTACTCATGTCTTTTAGTAGTCTGTAGCGACTTATAGTTTTTGTACCGTCTGCGGTCTTACGTGTAAGATCTTTAATTTCATTAAGCGTTGAGTTGATTTCTTTAAGGCTCTTTTCATCCTTTTCGTTATACCACTTAACAATTAATGTTAACAGTGGCATTGCAACTCCAGTGCTTAATCCTAATATTAATCCGTCACTCATTCTAAATCCTCTTAACAGAGATTTTAGTTTTCTCTGTGTCTTTCTTCGTATTCTTTTTCTATTCTGTCGACTTCTCCTTGAACTACTACCCTTAAGTTACCAATATTTGGTACATCATTAATTGTTTTTGCTTTTGTAATAATCTGTCTTACATATAATTGAACTAAATAATCATCTTTTTTAAATCTTAGTCTACTCGGTCTCATGACTTTCAGTACTCCCTTCGTTGTGTGGTAAGTTTCCATTATGTTCTTCAGTATGTTCATCTTCTTTCTCCTCTTCTTCAAACATTGATAAGATTGTGTTAATAACACTTCCCATAGCTTCATCAAGCTGTCCTTTTGTTACATATCTGTTCTTTTCATCTTCTATATCATCTTTTACGTTTGCTTCTTCTCTTGTTAATACTATTTCTTTATATTTAGTACCTTCTGCATTTGGCTTCCATACTTCAACTGATGTGTGGTCTTCTAATACTTCATATAGCTTACCTTCGTATTTAATCTTGTCTCCAGTTGAGTATTCAACACCTATTTCATAATTATCAAATGCGTTAATGATAGTGTCTTTGTTATCGTTGATAATCTTAGCATCTAACACATTTAACAGTAATGTCATTATTAGCTTGTCGTTTCCTTTGTTAACTTTTGCTACTAACTTACGTAATACTTTAACTCTGTCAGTTGGCTCTTCTTTATGATTTGCCAACACACTTACTTCTTCTTTAAGGTTTGCATATTCAGTTACTAATGCTGGTGTACTTTCTCCTGTAAACATTTGTTGTGCTAGTTGTTTTCTTACTTCTTCAAGAATCTCACTATCACTAGCTGTAGCAAATTTACCAGGTAAATCTACACCACCGTTTAAATATACAGAGCTTTTATTTAACGTGAACTGAATATACACACTTTTATATCCACCAGCTTCTGGTTGTGCTGTCCTTGTTAAAATTTCTAATGCCATTATTTATTAGATCCTTTCTTTTCTTCCAGTTCTTTTTTAAGCTCTTCGTTTTCTTTTTTTAGCTCATCATAAGCTACTTTGTAATTTGCAAGCTCCAATGTTTTTTCCATTAATTCTTGTGCTAAATAGTGAATTGGTTGTACTTTATTTTCCATGTTCTAATACCTCTAATCTTTCTTTTAAAATCTTAATCTCTTCAGATAGTTCTTGAATTGATTTCAAAGCGTACATTGATAATCTAAAATGTTCTAACTCTAGTATGTCAGGACTTTTAGTTACTAATGCATCATCTAGCTTTTGTACATCTTGTGCAATTAGTCCTACTTTAACAGGTTTCTGACTACCTGTTTCTTTATAATCTTTCTTCCAGTCAAACTGTTTAAACTGTAGTTTCTCAACTAAATCTAACGCTCTATTAGTCGTAGGTTTGATGTTCTCTTTTAGTTTTCGGTCTGAGTATGATTCTCCTATTCTAATACCAAAATAGTTTACGTTATTCTCATAAGGATAACCAAATACTATTCTTGAACCACCTTCAACCCCCCATAACCATGACAACCACGAGATTTTTGAATAGGTAGGACTTCCACTACCTCCAGCTCTCCACCCCCACGGATGAATTGGATTGTTGTTACTAATATTAGATACAACCACAGATCCCATAAGGTTACTGAACTTTCTAATCTTGTTATCAAAAAATGGGAATCCCATATGAATTTGACCGTGTACAGTCATTAACACTTCATCATATATTGGTTTAGCTGCGTTAGGATTCTGTATATCTGTTATGTTAAACACAGATAATCCCTTACCTAATGAGTTATGAGTTGCGTTAAACTGAACACCTACACCGCTTGAATTAGGTCTATTCTCATGAGGTAGTACGAATCTTACTCCTGTTCCGAACGGTTCAAAATATCCGTTTTGACCTACTCTAATTTGAGAGTGTCCTGTGATTACTACTCCGTCTAGTGTGTCTGTATCAATCTGAGTACTACGTATTTTAACTGTCTGTAGATTCTGTATAAATCCGTCAGTTGCCCACAACTCTCTAATAAACGCCTTGTTAGAAACTAACTCTCTAATCAAAGCGTCATCTATATCTATGTTTTTAGCTTTAACTGCTTTTGCATCAATAAGAGGTGTTGTGATGCTCCCAACTTTCATATGTTTACCTTCTATTGTTCCGTTGACAATCATATCTCCAGTTACTCGAACTAATCTTGATATTATGTTAATACTATCGGGTTGTGCTACTAACAGACTTGATATTGTGTTCCCGTCAATCACTTTCTCGCTACCAATCCTAACGCCATTAGGACTTATACTAATATCAGATTTCTTAAGTACTTTATCTTCAAGAGCCGTTACAGTTGAGTTAAATCCCTCTGCTGTTGCTGCTAATATTGTTCTAAGTTCGTTGTTCTGAAACTCTGTAATTAATCCTTTGTGGTTGAGTTTGATTTTACCCCACAATTCACTTTTAGGATCTCTCATCTGAACGTCAAGGTCTCTGATTTGTTTGAACACACCACTTAATGCGTTAGCTTTCTCGTAAGGTTTTTCAAACGCTGTTACGTCGTCTCCTTTTTCTAACTGAATTTTAGAGAGTCGAGTTGTTCCTTTACACCCCATGTGATAGATTTTAACTTTTTCATCTGGTTTAGTAGGTGTGAATGTATATTCATATTTACCGTTTCTGACTATTGCTTCTTGCTTACCTTCATTAACTTCTATATCCATTTAACCACCTACTCTCCTTCAAATTTCACAGTTACACCTGATTCACTATTTGAGAACACCCAACCTAGTTTATCTAGTAGATTTTCTTTATCAGATTGATTCACAAAATTTACTCTGTATCTGTAGTCTATAAACTCCACATTTTTTAATCCTATAACTTCAACCTCGTTGAAATATACTTTTTTTATTTTGTCAACTTCAGTAAATCTCACGTCATTAGGTACTATTGAAATGTAAGGTGTTGAAAATTCTAAAAAACAACCTTCTAGTATCTTCACAAGTTTTACTTTTTCGTTGCTCCACATAAGGTTATTACCTAAATATCTACGTGTGATTTCTCTGTCTCCAAACATTAGTTTTACTCTTTTCACAATACCACCTACTTCACTATGTCGTATATTGTATTTACATCTTTAACAAGTATAGAGTCATATTGTTCTTGAGTTCCTACCCAATATTTCAAAGGTTGATTGTTCTGTTGGTTAATTATAGTGTTACTTTTTAAATCTTCTACGCTTGGTTGCCATCTATCTATCATTTTTTCTCCAAAACCTATATAAGGTTCTGCAATTTTAAAATGTCCATTTTTAACTATATAAACATATAACCAATACGTCTCATTTTCAAAGTCTACTGTTTCATCTATAGTTATTATCTCTTCAACAATATTCCATTTTTGCTTTTCAAGATTAGAGAGAGTGATTGATTTTAATGTTTTATTACCTGTATGTTTTTTTATTGTTAAATATAGACCTGCGTCTAATTCAACGTCATTATATAGGTATATAGGAAACTTTAATACTAGTTTATCTCCTTGATTTAACTTACTAACGCTAGTGTCTAATTGAACACCAGCCCATGAATAAACGTTAGTACCGCTCTTTTTAATCCTTAATGAATTATGTCCGTTGTAATCACTAGGTATAATCTCAGTTTCAGGACTACCTGTAAGTTTTAAATTACTACTCTTAAGTGTTGAATCAATTACTAAATTGTAGTTTCCTAGTATTGCATCTTTTCCATTTGTTCCTGGTATTCCTTGAACACCTTGAATACCCTGTATTCCTTGAATACCTTGTATCCCTTGATCTCCTTTTTCTCCTTTTGCACCAGCTATATATGGTAGGTTTTTATATAAATCAGTTCCGTTACCTACCTTAGCTTTTCCAGTGTCAGATTCTATTGCTATTTCTCCATTTAATAGGATTATTTCACTATTATTCCAATCGCTTAAATCCATACGTTTATGCTGGACTCTCACGGGTATTACTTCTGTCATCTAATTACCTCCATCAAATACATACATTGTGTCTTCGCTCCACTCACCAATTAAATTACCAGTTTCGTATGCAGCGTCTCCAAATTCTTTATACTCCATAGGTACAATATAAGTTGAAGCACTTCTAACACTCATTTCTATATCTTGTTTTTTAAACATAGGACTAAGCACATTAAATATATAATGAGCGTCATAAACGTGTAGCAATGGTTGCGTTGTTTCTCCTGGTTTATAACTAACAACCATTGTGTCGTAAAATTGTGTAGGATCCATTAGAAATACTTGTACATCATGTTTAACTGGTCTACTAAGTTTAACTACTATATCGTAGAAATCATCAACGTTACACACTGCTTCCCAACTTATCGTATATTTCTGACCTACTTCGAATCCGTCTCCGTTGTGAGTAAGTTCAACGAAATATGTTCCTGCTTTTAAATCTCTTGTTGTATCTCCTTCTAACCTATTCTTACCATAAGTAATTGAATCATCAGTACCAACCATTTTAAGTGTAGTCTCTGCTATTCTATTTGTTTCATCTACTTTGTTTTTAAGTTTATTTAATAGGTCTTTGTCTACACCTTCAATTTCAGAGATTGCTTTTTGTACCTTATCATTTATCTCGGATTTAAATACCTCTGCTTCTGCTCGTGATGTTTCAATACCATCTTGTATTTTTTGTGTTAATTCTTCTTCTTTCTTACCAAAGACTTTATCAAAGTTTTCAGATTGCTCTTTAACTTTCTTTTCAAATTCAAGAGATACCCAATCAGTATATGCATTAGCGTTGTTTTCTGCGTTCTTAGAACTACTTGAAACTTCTCTACCTAAGTTACTTTCTCTTTCTCCTAAGATAAATTCTTTCCAACGTTTTAACACAGGATCATAATGTGTTTCTACGATACGTATTCTTTCATCTACACCATACTTAAGGTATTTAAGAATAACTGTATCTCCTCTGTTGACATTCTCAGAAAGCTGTTCATATGTTACTTTAATAGAGTTTTTTGGCTTATCTATATTATCTTTTGTGAAGTATTCTAACGCCCATTCCTCCAGCTCTTCCGCTGTTTGTAAGTCGTTATTAGTTACTGTCATCTCGTTAATAAATGGATAGTCATTAATCAATGGACTTTCAACCACAAGGTTTATTGTTACCTCCTGGTCTAGTGCGTCCATTTCTTCTTTTTGTTTAGCTTTTAATTTTTCTATCTCTGCTTTCTTCTTATCTGCTAAAGCTTGACTTTCTACCTTACGTTGATTAGCTTTAACTTCTCTTGCTTGGTATTTCGCTCTTACTTCTGCTTCTATCTGAGCATAAGTTTTAAATACCTGTCCACTACGTCTAACAGTTTTATTTAATTTAGCAACCTCTTTAGCATATCGTGAGTTAATCTCTTCTTGCATTTGTTGAGCTTTCTTTTTATCATTAGATTCTTTTGAGTATCTTTTTTGAGTCTCTCTCAACACTGCCATTTGTTCTTTGTGTTTTTCTTTTAGCTTGTTCTTTTCTTCTTTATCTCCAACCTTGAATGTAGATGATACGTACAGTCTTGTAACAATATCATCTGCATTACTTGAGTTGACAAAAGATGTAATATTCTTAGCTGTGGTTAACACTTCTTCTGTATCTCTACCCAATCGTTTTAATATGCTTATTTGGTTGTTGTCCATGTCGATATCTCCACCGAATGTATCTGCGATTTTACCAAATAAATCAAATGAGTTTTTAGGATTTAAATCATTCTCATCTTTAAAACTTATGAATGAGTTATGTTCCGTTATATTTGAATGATAAGCAAAATCTTTCTCGCTCGATAAGAAGTTAGCATACCATTCATCTAACACAGTTTGACAATTAGCATTTAGTTTAGAAAAGTTATTAACTAGTCGTTTACTATAGTCAAATGTCTTTTGATAAGCAGTTACTGTAATAGAGTTTTCGTTCTCATTTATATCTATATCCTTGATTCTAAATAAGTTCTTTCTATCATGTTCATCTGCTTTAACTACCATTCCTTTTTCTATGACTGCATATAATTCATTGTCAATAGTAGGGTATTTAAATGTTAGTTTGTAAGATGAGTTGAGTACCCAATGTATGTCCGCATTATATGCAGCATTTAACACAATTCCGTTATAACTAAAATCTGTTTCATGTTCATCATATAACCATAGCATTAAATGAACGCCCCCCATCTACAATCAATCTCTATCTTAGTAATTCCTGTTCCTAACACAATACCACTTTTACCTCGTTGTATTTCAAAGAAATCTCCTAGCATTACGCTATTTAATAATGCTCCGTTTTTATCAAATACGTTTTGTTGACCTTGCTTACACTCAATTACTAGTTTTTCTACAAGACCTCTAAGTCTTACTACTTGCTTACCTATAGTAAGTGTAGTTTCTTCTGTTGAGTTACCATATACAGTAATTTTAGGATACATTATTAAGTTTGACTCATTATTAATAACTCCGTTAGCTGTATAAGTTTTAATATCAGGTATCACAGTATATGAGAATGGATTACACGTAAATACTACGTCTATTTCATATTCATCTACCTCTCCTAGTCTAGAACGTACAGCAGCAACTGATAACACTTCATAATACCTATCAGGATTATCTGAAGCGATTAGTTTTCCACTACCTTCTAACCACAGTAAGACGTCATTTATATCTGATAGTTTAACACCGTGAATAAGTAACTTATATGACTTTTCTACTAAATCATAAGCGTTTGAACTTCTAACTATTCCGCCAGACATATCATCTGATGTGAATATTTTATCTTTTCGCTTACCTTTGTTAACCCCATCATTTTCTACTACGTATATATCAAAAGGAAAGTCGGCAGTAGACTTCCCATTGAATGTTAATTTATTATAATGTAACGGCATTTCTACCACCTCCAAAACTCATGTTTTTTACTTCCTTCATTTTTCTTACTAGTTTTTGTTCTATCGTATCAACTAACACATTTATATCTTCTTTATCGTTGATGTTGTTTCCAGTAACATTAATTGTGATATTAATTTCATTACCATTAGTTTTAGCTCCGTGTTCTGCCAATGCACCACTTATACCTTTTATTTTTTCACTAGTAGATAACGGTGTAATGTTAACTCCATTCTTAGTTACTCTGAATAATTCTGGTCCAGCTTCTCCAACAATACCTGTGTAGTTTGGTTGTAAGTTTTCAGTCTGTCCGATATTACCACCACGTGCAAACATTCCTATATGTCCACCTGTAGCAAAGAATGGTAATCCGATTCCTGGCACACCTGACATCACACTTACAGTTCTTATTACACTCACAACTTCACGAGGGATACTATTTAATAACCCAATGACACCCCAAATAGTCCCACTAGCTGCATCCACAGCACTTAATACTTTAGGTGGTGTAGGTGTTCCGTTGAATGCATTCAAACTACTTGTTGCTTGGTTAGTAAACGGTGTTGCGTTACCTTGTGCCATTATTGATTTGGTTGGCGTACCTGTTGCGTTGAACGTGTTTAAACTATTCGTTGCTTGATCCGTGAACGGTGTTGCGTTACCTTGTGCCATTATTGATTTAACTGGTGTTTCTGTTGCGTTGAAACCATCTAAACTAAATTTAGCTTGGTCTATTACTGCACTTGCGTTATCTGTTGCGTTGATGTTTTTATCTGGAACATTCAATGCCGCAAAATCTAACAAGTTATTAAATGCTTTTGTGATATTAGGTGTTGCGTCATCTTGCACCATTATTGATTTAGGTGCTATATCTGTATCTTCGAAATGACCTATTTTACCATTAATATTATCCAATGGTTGACTTGCTTGGTCTATAATTTCAACGTTTTTAGGGTGTATCCCCATACTATTTAAGAAATTCAAGTCGTCAATAGTCATCTTAATAGTACGACCTTGACTCTCAGAAATCATAATAGCTTTTTTAATGTCTGGTAAAGCTAATGCACGTTCATAGTCATTCTTGAAATTGAAAGCAATATCTTCGCCTTCATATTCAATTCCAATTGTTTTAAATCCGCCTTCTTTAGCTGCCCATTCGTCAAGAGCTTTATTCATTTCTTGGACTTTCTTCTCGGCACTTCCGAGACCTTTAATATAAGTTTCTTTTGCTTGGTCAATTATTCCCATTTGTTTTAACGCTGCTAATTTTGCCGCTGCTGTTGTGTCGTTGAAAGCCTCTTGTAAAATTTGCTGTGCTTCCTTACTTTCTGTAGCTGCTTCGGTTGCTGTTTTACCTACTTTTTTGTAAGCTTCTTCTAGTTGGTCTAATTCTGATTTAGTAAGTACTCTGTTTTCTCTAGCTGCACTTGACAAAATATCGTTAATTGTTTCTTGTGCTTGTTTTGTTTCGTTAATAATAGAGTCGTAATGTTTGCTTATGTTTTCTTTTTCACGACTATATAAATCTTCATTAATTAAGTTGTTAGCTTTCTTTTGTTCTAAGGCAGACATTTCCGCAGCTTTTCGTTGTTCTAAGCTTGCAACTGTAGCAGCTGTTACATCACTCACACTCTTAATCTGTGCAAGAGCGTAATCAGCCGTGATTCTGCTACCTTCTAAATACTTACTATTTAAACTTGCTAACGAGTTACCTACTAAGTTAGCTGCTACTTGCACACTGTTTGAAATTTGGTTAACATCCTCGTCTGATAAACTTAACGCCTCTTTTAATTGTTTTCTGAAACGCCCGTCAAACTCCAGTTTGTACCATTTACCGTCTTTAAAGTTCTTGTTTATGTTTTCCATAATTTCCGAGTTTGCAGCTTGAACTTTCTTAATCTCACTTTTCACAGCGTCTGAGTTACGTTTAACAGCATCTCCCATGTGATTGATTGAGTTTCCAGATTGTTCCGCACCTTTTATAACTGCGTCGTACCATTCTTTATACTTACCGTTTGTAAGTTCAATAGCTGCCTCATGGTTTCTACTATGTTTTGTCATTTCACGGTATATCGCTGTACCTACACCGACAAATGCAGCACCTATTAACGCAGCTCCTGCTACATAAGGGTTAGTTAGTAATGTTGCCATACTTCCTGCTTTCGCTGCTTGTGTTCCGACTCCTGCTATAGATGTTGAGAGTTTAATCATGTCTCCTACTGATTTAGCTGTTGACATTTTACCAACCCATTTAACGAAATTACCTATCGCCTTAACTCCGCTACCGATTCCCGTTGTCATTCTACCCAACACAGACATAAATGGTCCAAAACCTAGAGTCGCTAGTTGCACTGCTGTTGGCAGTTTACTGAACCACAACATCATATTTCCTAATGATTTTACTAGTGGTTTACTAGCAGTTAATGCTTGTGCTAATTTAGGTAATAATTGTGAACCCATTTCAATTGCAATTTTTTGAATCTCATTTTTTGCCATTTTAATTTTACTAGCACTTGTTTGATATCTAATACTAGCTTCTTTAGTTAATGCGTTGTTTTCTCTCCAACCTTTATTAGAGATTTCTAACGCTTTACCTAGTCCACTTTCTCCGTTTAATGCACCTGCTAAACGTTTAATTGCGTCTGCTTCACGAATACCAGTTATTCCTAAACTTGATAACACGTCATTGACGTTACCACCATTTTCTTTAACTTCATTAAGTCCTTTAAGTAACATTTCTAAAGCTTCTACAGGTCTAGTTCTAAATGCGTTAGCAAATTCATTAGCACTTACTCCAGCAGCACTTGCGAATTTTTGCAAGCTATCTCCACCAGAAGCTACTGCATTTTGCATCTTATTCATAACCTGTGTCATTGCACTACCCCCAGCTTCTGCTTCAATACCAACTGTACTTAAAGCGGCTGCTAGTCCTAATACGTCTGCTTCTGCCATGTTAGTTTGTTTACCCATACCAGATAGACGTTGTGCCATTTCCACAATAGCTCTTTCATTTGTCGCAAAGTTATTACCTAGTTCAACTATTGATGAACCAAGATTTCTAATGTTACCTTGACTCGTACCCATAACCGCCATGAATTGAGCTAAACTCGTTGCTCCTTCTTCTGCAGCTAAGTTAGTTGTTGCTCCTAAGTCCGCTATTGTTTTTGTGAAGTCCACAATGTTTTCTGCTTTAATTCCTAATTGTCCAGCTACTTCTCCGATACGAGATAACTCGTTGGCACTTACTGGAATTTGTGTTGAGAGATCTAAGAAACTTTGTCTAATATTGTTTAACTGCTCTGGTGTACCATTTACAGTTTTAACAACTCCAGCAAAAGCACTCTCGAAATCTATCGCTGCTTTACCTGCTAGATACATTCCTGTTGATAGTCCAGCTGTTACTCTTGACAAGCCGTCTCCGAATCCACTCATCTTTTGTCCAAATGCTTGAACTCTTCCACCCACATCATTAAAACGTTGTGCTACGTCTGCTAACCTACCACCACTATTTCTAAATGCTGTGTGTGTTTGTTGCATTGCGTCTCGTAGTTTAAAATAACCAGTTTCCGCATTTGCTATTTTTGTTGGTAAGCTCTGTAGTTCTCTTTGTTGACTACTGAACGTACCATTTAATGATTTAATTTGTGTTTCTAGTGCTTTAACTTCTTTCTCTGTGTTTTTATAAGCTTTAGAAGTGTTAGCTACTACATCTTTGTATTTTAACGCTGCTTCACTTGTTTTACCATACGTACTCTGTAGGTGTTTTAAGTGTTCTTTTTGGCTTTGTAACAGCGTTCCTGTTGTCTTCAAAGTCGCTTGTTTTTGTCTTAGCGAACTTGAAAGCTTGTCTATCTCTTTTGGTAGTTGAGTTGTTGATTGCTTAAGTGCATCATATCTAGACTTTAATAAATTTACGTTGCTTGCAGATTGTTTCATCTGTGAAGATAAACCATTCATTTTAGCTTTGTAAACATCATACGCTTTTCCACCACTACCAAGAGATGCTATATTTCTTTTTGCTTCTGCTTGTAATTGTCTTAAGGCGTTTTCACCCTGTTTTAAAGCAGAGGTAAAACTGCCTACTCCTTCTGCTGTCAGTATGACACCGACTTTATCCATGTATCCCGACAAGTTGTTACCTCCTATAACATATTACTGAAATTCATTTCTTTTATTTCTTCATCTTTTGGTTGCTGTTCATTCTGACTATAGTTATCTTCAATGTATTTGTTTATCATGTAAAATACATATTCTAAACTATAGTCAAACATGAACTCCTTTTTAGACATTCCAAACCATGTTCTACAGCGATAAAACAAGTCATCCCAATCTATTTCTTGCTTTTTTTGTTCTTCTTGTTTTTCTTCTGTTTCGGTTGATGGTCTGAGATATTCACTAGGTCTTCTACCTGTTCGTTTAAAATATTCTTTCCCAATTCACTATCATCTGTGATTCCTAGCATTTCTAATAATGTTGCTGTTTGGTCTCCATACATAGCTTCTTGGTATTTCAAGATGAATAATTCTAATTCAGTATCATTTACGTTCTCTAGTACTTCTTCTATTGTTGTTTTATAACCATTTGCCTTAAGAATTGACACTAAAAATTTAGCTGTTGCTACATTTTTTTCTTTCAAGTAGACTTCACTCCACTCTCCCTGCTTGATTCCAAAATCAGCTTCTAGATATAACCATACTGCTAAATTTGATTTTAATTCAATTTCTCTTCCTAAAATATCTGTTTTAAATGTTTTTACCGTCTTTGTAAATATACTCATTGATTATCCTCCAAAAAAATAAAGAGCTAACAAATTGCTAGCTCTTAAAAATTATCCTGCTACAACTACTGTCTCATCAGTTGTTCCTGATTTAAGACATTGTTTAAGTGTTTCTGCATCGTAGAAACCTTGTAATAATAATTTCTCACGATCATATTTATCAGTCTCACGTAAATCAATTTTACTGAATACTGATTTGTTTTTGCTTCCAATAACTGGGTAAGCTTTGATTGTAACTTGTGAGATGTTTTCTTTTTTCTCATCTGTTTCAGTTTCTGCGTTAAAGTCTGGACTTTCGATTTGACATACTGGGAAGTTATAAATAATTTCTTTTCCGTCTTCATCAGTTACTGGGAAAGACCAACGGAACTGTTTGTAACGTGGAGAGTCTCCTTGTACGTAAGCACCGTTTGCTAATTTAGTCATACCTGACATTTCTTCTAAGAAACCATCAGGGAAAAATCCGATATCTACTGTCATTTCAACACTAGCGAATTTAACAATGTCTCTAGCTTTGATGTTAGAAAGATATACTGTTTTCTCTTTAATTTGTCCTTTGAACGCTACTTTATCAATAGCGAATACTTCATATGTTTTGTCATCATACGTTAAACCTTGTGAACTTGTTGCTTCTGTTTTTACTTTTTGTAAATACCCAGCTCCTACACCAGTTAATAACGCTTTGCTCACTGCTTCTTTTGTTACTGTCATTTATTGTTCCTCCTAAGTATCTAATAATGCTTCTTTTACGTTTCTAGCAAAAGGATCTTTATGTTGCATAGCGGCAGGTCTTACGTGTGGATTTGGTGGTTTATAAACACGACCTTTGCCATATTTACGTCTACGTTTACCACCTTTTGAACGGCCTTTATGTCGTGAAAATCCAGCATGCCAACCTGTCTCATGGAAATATAAGTGTAAGTTAGGTCTACCCGCCCAACCAATCTGACTTTCCATGTTACCGTGACTAGCTACAATACCTGCAACTCCCGCACCAGTTTTGACTAAACCTTTACCCGCTGCTATTCCTTTTGCATCTTCTTTTATTGCTTCTGCTTCTTTTACTATAACTCCGTTAACTTTACTTGTATTACCTGCGATTTTCTCTAAACGTGCTATTGCTTGTTCAAAACCGAATACTTCCATTATGAATAAATCTCCATATAATACATGAATTGAGTTTCTTTTGTATCTTCATCTACATCTATTATTTCATGCCATGCTCCAGTGTTTAGAGTGGTTTCATCTATTGCAGTTTGAAGTTTCATTAATATCTCTGAATTATCTAAATCATGTGGTTTTACATCGAATAAATTAAGTTGGTAAGTATGATGTTTTTTAAATTTTTTATTTGATGATCGTTTCTCAATCGTTCCCACATGAAAATATACTAGTTTCGGGAAGTCTTCCCCATCACTAAATCCATAAGATAATGGTATATCTAACTCTAACCCAGTTATAGTATTAAAAATCAGTTCTTTTGTTGTCATTATCTAACCACCTCCGTTAATGATATTTCAGTTTCATTCTTAACGTGGTTATGATAGATTCTAGCAATCGTATATTTCTTGTTATTAATTATCACAAATAGTTTGCTTAACAAATAGTCATTAATATTAGTAAATAATCTGATTGCTATTCTTGTTGTTACTTCTGTATCAACTTGTAGTGATTGATACTTTTCGTTAGCAGATACACCTAGATAACGAAACCAAAACTTTCTAATTTCTTTTTCTTCGTGTTCTGCTAACTTAGTATTAAATTTATCTTTCTTATGGACGTACTCCACAAACTTTACTATTCCATCATTATATGATTGGTTAATCCTGTATTGTCTCATAATCTGCTACCTCTTTTTCTGTAGTAGCTTCTTCAATTTTTTCTAAGAAGTCTTCACCATATTCAGATAGATTTTCAAGCATTTCTTCGTAACGCTTTTCTGAAACTTCCAACACATCACCTACTGAATATAGTTGAGATGTGTGAATGTCTGCGAACTCTCTTAAAATTCTAATCTTCACTTGTTTCAGTTCTCCTTTCTTTTTCTAATCTAATTAATAAACTTGATATTTCTCCTAAAAAATTAATGTCAAAATATTCTAATTTGTCGTTGTATTCATATCTTGCACGCTCAAACACTAATGATTTACCTTGCTCGTTGTTTTCAATGTCAAAGAATCCACATTTTTCACACAACACCGAATAAGAAAAAGACAACAACCTTTTTAGATTATCGTCTTCATCATCATGTAAGATATGCAGTTTATCCTTGAATTGTTTTAACAACGCTTCCGAAACATCAATCATAGTCTTACGCTCCAGCTACTAGTGTTAAGTCTTTTCCGAACTCTAATTTTACAACAGCTTCTTTATCTACTGCTTTAACGTCAAAGCGAGTGATTAAACGAGTGTCATAAGAGTTACGTGTGAATGATTTACCACCAACATCAGTTGATTTGATTTCTAATTCATTTAACTCATATACACGTACAGCTTCTTTTAAATCTCCTACATATAGTGGGAATTTGTTAGCTGCTTCATTTGGTAAGTGTGTATCAGGTAATACAATTACTTCTTTACCAAATAAAGTACGTTTTGTTGGATCTGTCACTACTGGTTGTAATAAGTAGTTTCCGTTTTTGTCTTTTAAGCTATCTAAAACGTTAAATCCTGATTGGTTAGTTAATACTTTTGTATTATCTAAAAAGATAGGATCTAATGTTACATTGAAAGCTTCTTTGATTTCATCAACTTTAGTGATTGCTTTTTTAGTTAGAGTTTTTAACACAGCAATAATTTCTTTGTTTTCTGTCACTACTTGTTTTTTCATAAACCATTTACCTAAATAAGCAAGTAAGTTCTCTGGAGAGTCTTGTAATAAGAAACGTGATACTGGTAAGATTCCTCCGAAATCTTTAACTTTATAAGTGATTCTTTCGAACACTTCTGCGTTCATTTCTTGGATTTCTCCTAGTTCAGTAATGTTAGTAAGTCCAGTTAATTGACTTGTTTTTTCATATACTTCACTACCTGATGGAACTACTACTGAACGAACGTCCACATGGTCTTTTAATGATACAAATGAACGTCTGTACTCGTTAATTGCAGTTCTTACATCTTCAGGTACTAAATATCCACCGTTTTCTCCTTCAGACTCTTTAAGTGGTCCAGCCGCATTAACAATACCTGATTTGATATAGTTTTTAACAGCTACTAGTCCTGTTTCTTCTTTTTTCTCTTCTGCTAAATCCACAACTTTTTCATCATTTTTGTATGAGATTAGGTTTTGAATTTGGTTAATTTCTTCTGTGTATCCTTTGATTTCTTCCATTAATGAGTTTGCTAACTCAGTTTCTTTATTGTTAATAGCATTTTCTGCCATAGTTACTTTTTCTGCTTTTAATTGCATTAATTCTCTTAATTTTTTATTCATCTAGATTACCTCCAAAAATTCTAAATATTGTTTTGCTCGCTCCGTTTGATATTCATAGTTTTCTTTAATTAATTCTTTTGGAGCATTTTTAAATTTGTGTGCTTGTTCTTTAGTTAAGCACGCTGCCATTTTTACTGGCTCCGAAACTTCATCACAAAGTCCTAAGTTAAAACACTCTTCTGCATTTAACCAGCTTTCTTTGTTCATTAGCTCTCTGATTGTAGTTTCATCTGTCTTATCTTTAACTTTTGCAAGATAAGTATTTACTATCGTGTCATTGATATGGTCTAAATCATCTGCCATTTTTCTTAGGTCATTTGCATTACCATATAATCCAGTCCATGCGTTGTGAATCATCATCATTGCATTTTTTGGCATTACAATTTTATCCGCCCCCATTGCTATTACTGTTGCAATCGAAGCAGCTAAACCATCAATATATGCTGTTACAAAGCCTTTATGGTTCTTGATTAGTGTATGAATTGCTTGACCGTCAAACACATCTCCTCCGTTTGAGTTAATATGCAAGTCTATTGATGTATTTTCTCCTAGACTTTTTAATTCCTCTGCGAATAATTGTGCTGTTGACTTATCTTCCCACAACTCATATCCAATGTCAGAATAGATGAAAATTTCTGCCTTACCTTCATTTAAGGCTTTAATCTTCCACTTCTTCACTACTTTTTACACCTGCCTTCCACAGTTGATATTCTTTAATTGTGTCTACTGGAGCATAGTTTAACGACATAAATCGCATTTCTCCATATTCGTTATCTATCGTTGACATATCTTCTGAACGTAATATGTCGTTGATTGTGTAAACTCCGACATGTTGCATTTTCTCGTAAAATTCTGCTCGTGATTTTTGGTCCGCTCTTAATTCTGCTTCCATATTGAATTTGAAATAATATCCACGCTTTTTATCTAGTTCTGTTAGTATCTTAGAATTTAATTCAGATTCAATATTAGTAACGTAAGGTAACATAACGTTTTTCACATAGTCCATTGATTGTGTTAGTGCGTTAGAGTGAGTTAAGCCGCTATAGTCTCCGTATTTATACGGTGGAACTTTAAATATACTTGCAATTTCTGCCTTGTTATATTTCATTGTTTCAATAAACTGTGCGTCAGATTGTGGTATCCCAACACTTTGATAATCTATATCTGGGTTTAATATAGCTACGTTATTGTTCTCAAGGTGCTTTTTCCATGATTCCGCAACTGTTTCTTTGTTTTCGGTTGTTAATGGTGTACGTGTTGACTTAAGTATTGCAAGCGGAATACCTTCCCTTTTGAATAAATTAGAAGCCATTTCACGCCCTTTTTGGTTACCTTGAATACTTTCCCTTAATACTTGTACAGGAGAGCGTCCTATTAATCCGTTAATCGACAAGTTTTTAAAATGTAATAGTTCTTCTGCGTTTAACACAACTGCTTTACCTTTATACATTGTGTGGTACGTTACAGTGTTAGTTTCTGCGTTGTATAATACTTTTGTTTCTCTAGGATCTAGCGGTACGATTTCTTTTACTTGTCCTCGCTTATCTATTTCTAAATAGTGATAGCTATTTCCCCACAAATTTAATTGTGTCATTACTAAGTGTTTCCACTCGAAAGAAGTCATGTTCCTATTTGGTTGATCCTTAAGCAACGGATATGCTGTGTGATGTTTCGCTTTTTCCACTGTTCCGTTAACATCTTGTAATAAGTTCAACGGGTATTTTGCTAAGTCATCAGATAAAACCTTTACTGAGCTATACACTTCAGATGTATTAATAGCACTCTCTTCATTGATATTGTTACGACTGCTATTAAATATGTTTAAAAACCAGTCTGACGGATTTCTTAAATCACTTAATTCATTTCCACCTGTCGGTGTTTTATTTCTAAATATCATCCTCTTTTCTCACCTCCTTTCAAAGCTAAAGTTGTCTTTCTAAAACATAGCTACACAACATTAAGACTACTCCTAACACTATGAAACCTATTGTTTTGCAAAATAAAAAGCCTGCGTACACAAAAGACACAAGGCTTGTTAAGAATAATAATCCTATTAATATTTGTAATAATGTTTTCACTAGAAACTAAATTCTCCTTTATCTATCATTTCATTTAAATCATAGCTTATATTGTCGCTGTACATTGCACGTGTAAAAGCGAAAATACCAGCCGCTGCCATATCTATCCTATCGCTAGACTTTTTCTTGTCTAACATGATGTTATCTTGAGCATCTGATTTTGTTACTGCGTTACCCATACACCATGTGAGAGCTTTGTTTCCGTCATGATGTATTTTGCCTTCGTAAACACATTCTCTAAAATGTTTTGTTGGCTCATTTAAAGTTAATACACCTTGTCTGACTTCAACCATTAAATAACCTAGTTTTTCCATTGTTTGAGACCATTGAGTAGCGTTGTAAGGATCATAGCACACTTCTTGAACGCTGTATTTGTTTCTCAACTCCTCAATATAATCAATTACAAAATCATAATCGATTACTTCTCCTGGTGTCTTAACAATCCAACCTTCCTCTATCCATTGAGAATAGTTAACACGGTCTGTGTTCATACGTTGAAACAACATATCTTCTGGCATAAAACCTTTACTTCTTATTGCGTATTTATCATCACCCAATACGAATATAGAAGTAACCGCTGTTAAGTCTAACCTTTTTGATAAGTCAACTCCTACAAAGCACGGTTTACCCTCTAGTTCATCGTCAGATACTTCACAAAGTTTCCATTTTTTCATGTCCATATATTTATTTTCTGGAGCATTTACCCAGATGTTCATATTCTTTGTTAAGAATTTAGACATTGTTTCTGGCTTATCAAGAGCTTCTTTTAATCTTTCACGTAAGAATTTCACACCCTCCGAATAACTAGCTAATATTGGATTAGCTTTCGCCCAATTCGACTCATCTTTTATATCGTCTCCTTTATCTAACTCGCAAACCATAGCATAATAACCATTATTTTCAACTGGATTATTAGGATCTAATAATTTACTAACATAATCATATTCAGTTGAGTAACACGGATTGTTTAAATTAAATCCTGCTGTTGTTATTATGACTATCAACGGTTGACTTCTCGCACCTTGTCCAGATTCTATTACGTCTAGTATTTCATCTGTAGGGTGTGCGTGATATTCGTCCATTGCTCCAACCTGTGGGTTAAATCCGTCTGCGGTCTTTCCAGAATCTCGAGAAAGAGCCATAATATAACTGTTGCTTTTTTCATGTTCAATTAAGCTACGTGTAATTTTAAATCTATTTCTGATTTGACTACCTTGTATTTGTGCTTTAATCTCTTTAAACACAATATTTGCTTGGTCTCGCTTAGTTGCTCCTATATATGCTTCTGATGATGATTCTCCAAAAGCTGATATTTCATAAGATAAACAACAAGCTACATCTTGTGATTTAGCGTTCTTACGTCCTACTTGATAGTAAAACTTTCTAAATCTTCTCACACCAGTATCTTTATGTATCCAACCATAAATGTTAGACCAGTTAAAAATTTGTATTGGAGCAGGATCTATATTTTGTCCAGCTAGTTTACCTTTAGTGTGTTTAAATAATGACATCCACTCTAAAAAATTCATAGCTTTATCATCATCAAAAATAAAAGGAAACTCTTCAGTTCCCTCTCTTTCTAAATCTTTTATAAATCTTAAACACGCCCATTTCTCTTTTTCACAAGCTATTCGTTCTCCATCAACTGCTTGTCTCGCCCACTCCTTCATTGCATCCTTTAACATTATAGGTTAGCAAACCTTTCTTTTACAGGATCTACAGGAGCTTCTGAATATGCCTTGTCCATAGCAATTTTCGCCCTTGCTACTGGTGTTAATCCTAATTCAGATTGTAGAGATTTGAGTGTGTTAAATAAATCTTTCTGTCTAATCAGTAATGGATGTTGTCCAAGTCCATAATCTTTAGTTCGTTCTGCTTCAACTAGTTTACCGTGTCGTCTAAGCTCACGTTCTGTTTCTTTGTTATAACCTTGGTCTGTCATTAATCCGTCACGCTGTATAATCTGACTACAGTCTACGTATTTTTCGTAAGTGTCACAATAAATAGCTAACACGTGTAAGTCAAGATTATTTAATAAGTCTATTGAGTCTGCTTGTGCAACTATAAACCTAAATTCTTTCTTTGCTAAGTCACCTAACCACTTAGGCGGCTTTAGTTTATCTTTTGGTAATTTTAACTCGGATTCTACCTGTTTTCTTGCCTCTAATTTTTGCTTTGAAACACCTTGTCTTTTTCCGCTCAAAACCTTGAGAGACATTGGTTCTGCTTTCCTTGCCAAAATTATCACCACCTTTCTAAATTTACCTTATTTGAAAAAAATAATTAAATGCATTTTGCGTACAGAAGAGGGCAGCCCGCTCCTAGAGAGGTTGGCTCTCTGAAATTTTTGGCGGGGGGGTATACCCGTGAGAGTACCACCCCTACTTCTTGTAGTGTTCAATCTTGTTATGGCACTCCTTACACACGCACTCGAGGTTGTTTAAATCCAATCTCTTGTTCCAATCTGTTCTTACTTCTATCTTATGATGAACTAGGTTAGCTAGTCCACCACACATGCTACAAGTGAAACAGTCTCGCTTCAATGCTTGCTGTCTAGCTTCCCTCCACTCTTTGCTTTTGTAGAACTTCATGACCTCATCGTTCTTACGTTGCTCGTTATAAATCTTATTTGAATATTGATTATGTTTATCACAATAAGTACCCTTACTGATTAGCGTTCTACATTTATGATGTTTACATTCCTTCATATCCACCTCAACAAAAAAAAGAGAGATATTATTTATTTTAATATCTCTCAATTATATTAATCTCATACTACTATTATATCATAGACAAACCCGACAAACCCGACAACTTTTATTATGAGTTTAAAATATAAAACAATTTATCCTTAAAACTTTGTAATCTTCTTTCTACAGTTCTAGTATGATAACAAACTTCAGTTGCTACTTCTTCAACTGTTAACTTGTAAGTGTAACGAAACTTAAGGATCTTCTTATCACGTACATCTACTAAGCTATGTTCTAATCTATCCACACACTTAATAGCATAATCATCTTTCTCAAAGTCATAGTCAGATAATTTATTTATTATATTATTCTCATTACTATTATTGAAATTACTATTATTAGTTTTTATTTCATCATCTCCAGATAATTTATCTTTCAAATAAATATTAAGTTGTTTCTTTATCTTCGGATATGCTTCTAAATAATAGTCAACATCATTCCTTGTATAATTAAATTTCTTATTCATCATTCCACCTAATTTAAAAGTATGTTGGAAAAGCTAGGGAAAACCAACGACTGCTTGTAAATATTATTTTGGAGAAGCTTTCACATATATTATGAATTGACCTAGCTTTATTATTATTATATAAATATTCTAAACGCTTTTAAATAGTTCACGACAACAAATTTTATCAATCACTTTACACATGTTATTTATATCTCCATTAAGTTCAAACAACCAATCTTTCTTGTGATACATGTTTGATTTAATCCAGTGTAACTTGACTTCTTTATTTATTGTAATAGTCTTACATTCAAAGTTTATTGCATAACCATAGCCATACTTAACACTTAATCTTCTTGCTATTGCGTAAACTATTTCTTCATTACGTTCTTCTCTTGCTCTCACATTAATTCTAGTACCAACTACAACAACTGAATCAATGAATCTATCTAGCTGCATACCAAGAAGATATTCTATTCTTCTAAAATATATTTTCTTTATGTGATTACCTTGACGCTTACCTATAAGTCTTCTTACCTGTAACACATTAAACTTATTGCTACCTTTAGTCCTTGTCTCAGAACTAGATTTCTTATCACTATAATCACCCCTATAATACCTGATTATAAATATTAGAAAACTTAACGCTGTCACACACATTACTCCTACGATTGTTAATGCTAATATTTTAATCATTGTCTTTTACTCTCACTACTATTTTTTCTTTCTGTAAATCTTCTATAAAATCTGGTACATCTCTTGCATATGATTTTTGATATAGCAAGCTTAGTGCTACTGCAAGTTCTAACATATCTAATTCTATATGATCTTTATTTTCTTTACCTTGTATTTCTATCATGTTTAAATACCTCTTTAATTTCATCCCCGAAAAGTTTTATACACTCTTGTACTATTTCACTTGTTTTGAAGTACGGTAGTTTAGTGAAATTTATCATACCCCACGTTATTTCCCATGATAATTCTATACTTTCGTCTTCAAAATAAGTTATAAAATATTTTTCCTCATCATCATTATTCCAATCAGGCTTCCAACCTTCATTTTTAATCTTCGCCCATTGGTGTAACTTAAATAATAGCTTACGTTCTTGTACTGCTGCTTGTGCTTCTTCTTCGCTAGAAAACAAAACACCTTGTTCGAAGCAGGTTTCTAAATCGTCTATTTCGTCATCAAAAAGAAACACTTTTCCGTCTAAATCTATGAAATAAAAGTCTTCATCTTTTTTTGGATAAATAAATCTAAACTTCGGATAAGGCGGTTTATTTTCCAACTTACTTATAAACTCATCTCTTAATGCTTTTGCTTTTTCATCGTATTGTTTTAATAGTTCATGTTTATTCATTTTCTAATTCTCCGTTATATTTTGGCATTTCCATCCAGTAAATAATATCATTATCAGTATCTTCAAAACCTACTTCACCATTAAAATCAGTCCATATGTCAGTATATGTATCAACAAATCCTCCATTACATGATGGGACAGTTACTAACACTTGTTCGTCTAACTCTGGCATAAGACCATCCCACATATTTTTATATGTGTATTCTTCTTGTTCTTCTTTAGTTAGTTCTCTTGCTTCTAATTTATTCCACTTCATTAACACAACACCTCTTTTATTTCTTCTCCGAAAAGTTCTATACACTCTTTAGCTATTCTTTCTGTTTTGAAATATGGTAGTTTATTAATGGTACTTGTAGAGTTGTTAAAACTAAAATTTAACTCTTTTCTATAATAATCATAAAATATATGATATTTTCCTTGATATATATCGCTCCAATCTGGTTCCCAATCTCCGTTTTTCTCCTTCGCCCATTGATGTAATTTAAACAATAGTCTTCTTTCTTTGTCGTATCGTTTTGCTTGTTTTTTTGTTTTAAACGTTGCTCCACTTAGGTATGCAATTTTATAAGTTTCTCCATCTGGATATTCTTCAGTACTATATATATCTCCACATTCATCGATTACATAATAATCTTCTAAATCATAAGGTATCTTAATTTCAAAAGGTTTCTTTTCTTTAACTTCTTCTTTCTCTAACTTCGCTAATAACTCTTGTTTAACCCCTTCTACTTTGTCATTAAACTCTTTTAATAATTCTTCTTTATTCATTTTATTTTTCCTCTAATCTAACAACTCCATTTGAATCGACATACCAAACTTAGCTATAAATTCTGCTGCTATTTGATGTGTTTTAAAGCAAGGTAACAACCCTATATGATTAATAGCATTTCTTCTAGCGATATAAAAATGTCCAGTAGATGTTGTTAATTCTACACAATACTTATCTTCATTTATATCATGCCAATTTGGTCTCCAACCTTCATTGTACTCTGCCGCCCAATTTTGCATCTCTACTAAAAACTGTCTGTCTCTATCATATTTTCTAGCACTATCATCTGTTTTAAAAAGCAACCCTCTTTTTAAATGATTTCTAACCGCTATTTCATCTAAAGTAGAAGTTAACCAAATACTTCCATCACTCTTTAAAGCATAAGCTTTTTTAAATATTTCATCTGGTAATTCAATTCTTTTTTCTTTAGTCATTACTTCTCTCCTATTAACACTAATACAATCAAACGTCTATAGTCTTCTATTGTTCTAATATCAATAACACATTCATTATCATCTAGTGGCTCTTGATCTATATCACTTCCTGTAATTAATTCATTAATATCGTTTGCTACCATCTCTTTTGTTGTTTCAATTCTTATTACTCTTTTAATCATTGTTAATCTCCTTTTTATATGTATTTATTTTTAATTAATTCTAAAATTTCTGCAGGTGTTTCTTTAACATCTGTAGAAAAATCATCTTTGAAAATTACTGAAAAACCCTCTTCAAAAACTCGTATTTCTGAAATCTTATTTATATTTATATATACTTTTTCTTCGTCCATATCAGAGGTCAATTCAATAAACGGTGTGCCTGCTGTAATGTCTCCAGCTTTATTATCTGTTTTATATTTTTGTGCAACTCCGTAATAAATATTTTTCAAATCATTCGTCATCCTTCAACACCTTCATTATCTTTCTCAACGTACTACTTCTTGTTACAGTTAATCCCTTACGTACTTCACGTATTGTTTTAACATGTAACCCTGTTAACGCTGCTAACTCTTTGTTAGTTATTCCTTTCTCTCTTATTAACTTATCAATATCAGTTTTCATTTTCTTCTGTTTTCTTTCTTTTACCTATCGCATAAATTAACTCGCTTAAATCAACACACGATCTCATTAATTCTTTATCTTTTAATATGTGTCTATATTTTTTATTTAAGATTAATAATGCTCCTCTAGATATTAGTTTTAAATTATCTATCTCAAAATTAGTTTTATTGCCATCTAGAAATATTACCACCTTACCTTTCGGAACTTTTCTATTGTGATACTGTTCCCATACGTATCTATGCTTAGATATCCATTTATTTCTTTCTACTTTTATTTCAACTATTCCATCTACACTTGTTCTTTCAGAATACAATTCTCTATAACGTGCTGGTGTATGTCCTTTTTTAAAGCTTGTTCTGTTAGCTCCCATATATCCAGTCACACCTTTATTCCAAGGAATACTACCTTTTTTAAAACAACCGCTATTTCGCATTTTCAATCATCAATGGTAAAGAAGCTCCTCTACCAAATTCATTTTTATATTTCTCTGCTTCTAATGCTAAATCTGCGTTAGTTATAATAGTATTCCCTATAGTTGTAATAGTTTTAGCTCTAGCTATTTCTTCTTGTAAACTTTCTCCTTTTAAGTTTTCATCATTAATTCTTTCTAATGCTTCAAATAAATGATTGTTTAGATCTATTAATTTATTTCTTGCCATATTCTCCTCCTACGTCATCAACATAAATAATAGCTGTTCCACCAATAATACTGATTTCTTTTATTTCTTCGTTCTCTTCTAGTGGAGGTAAGTCAATTATTTCTCCTCTTTTGTAAGCTTCTATGTAGCTTTCTATTTTATCTTCTGTGGTTTCTATGACATCTACTCTTTTAGCATTTTTAAACATTGACTTTTTATACATTGTTTTCTCCCCATTCCTTTCTTATTTCTTTTAGTTTATTTTCTAACTGTTTCTTTTTATTTTCCCATGCTTTAATATTTGCTTCTGTAAATGCTACACTCCAACGCTCTTCATTAAGCTTTTTTTGTAATTCTAATAAATTATTATCCACATCAGAAAGTGCTTCTAAGATATTATTTTCTGTTTGTTTAAATTTTAAAGATAATTCATCTTCTTTATCATCTTCACTTAAACTTTCATATATCTCTTTTAATCTCTTATAGTTTTTAGATCGTGGCGTTCTTCCTCTTTTCCATGCTAATAAATTCTGTGAATCTACTCCTAGCTCGATTGCTAAAATAGCTTCGCTCCAGTTCATTTTTTCTTTAATAGTTTCAATCATTTCTTTAATAGTTACGACTTTATTCATTTTCCTTAAACTCCTTTACCCTTGTTAAATGTTTGTTAACTTCTTCTACTATTACAGGTTCTATGTCTAATCCAGTTTCAACTAAAGTTGTTCTTTTATCTCACTCATATCAAATAGTATCTGTCCAGCTTCTTTCATTTTTGCATCACTTACTACTTCAAATAATTCTCTAATAGTACGTTCAATTCTTTTTGCTCCGTAATTATGATTATTTCTTAAGCTCCATGCTAACGCTAAACAAAAGTCACCAATGAAATCTGCTACTTTTAAATTAACTTCTGTATTTAATCTTTTAGTGTAACTCTCTTCTATTTCATTTATGGTTAAATCTATTGCTTCCCGTTTTGTCAATTTCTTCTGACCTGGCTTTGTTAAACTGAAATTATTTCTAATGATTTTCTTCTTTCCCATTTTTTATTCTATCCTTTCCAAGAAAACATATTAGTTATTGCTCCATAAATGGATTGTACTCGCTGTTGAAATCATAGAAATCAGTAACATTGCTTGCTTCTGAATATGCTTGTTGATTGTTATTACCCTGTTTTTTGCTCTCTAAGAAGTTAACTTTATCTGCAATCACTTCTGTAATATATACTGTCTTTCCGTCTTTTCCTTGATAATTCCTTGTAGAAATTCTTCCCTCTACACCAATCAAACTTCCTTTGTTTAGAAATCGTGCCATATTCTCCGCTTGTTTTCCATAAGCTGTACAACCTATAAAATCTGCTGGAAACTCTCCTCTTTCATTTTTAAAATTTCTATTGACCGCTAATGTAAAATTAACAGCTGCTTTATTTGATGTAGTGTATCTTAATTCTAAATCTCTTGTTAGTCTTCCTACTAAAACTACGTTATTAATCATTAATTCTTCTCCTTAATTTATATTTTGAATGAATGAGTGAGTGATTAATTTATAATATAAGTATGTATCATATCTTATAAAGTGTTACATCTAGTTAATATCTTCAAACCTTACTGCTATCAGTATTTTAAATATATTGCATTTTTACCCATGTAATGTTTTCCTTATTAGTTACATAATAGATTTTATTTTAAAAATGAAGTCTATAATCCACCCCATTTTTTAACTGCTTTACTCATCTCATCACGTTCTATTCCTATATATCTTAATGTAATACTAGGATCATGATGATTGAATAATTTCATAAGTGTTACTACATCCTTACTTTCTTTGTAAAAATGATAACCAAATGTTTTTCTAAAACTATGTGTACCTATATTCTTTATCCCACACTCTTTAGCACCAGTTTTTAATATCCTGTATGCTTGTGTCCTTGTGATTGGTCTGTTAGAGTTCTTATATCGTGTCGATTTAAACAGGTATTCTTCATCTTCTTTATCCATGCAATACTCATCTAATACACGCTTTAATTTAGGTAATACAACCATTTCTCTTAACTTTCCAGTCTTCATTTCACGTCTTCTTATCTTATCCCTGTTTCTTACATCACCAACCTTTAATCCTAATAAATCACTAATTCT